CGGTTCTGATAAACCTTCAACCGCCGCCTGGCCGGACCGCCCAACGCCGAGGCCAACAACCTCTTTATTTCCTCCTCCGTCAGCGCGCGGCGCACGCGCCGCTTCACCGTCTCCTTCCGGAATGGAACACAATCCAACGGATTATACGGGATCTTCCGGGTACGGACCGCCCAATTGAGCATCCCCTTTACCGCCTGGAGATACCCGTTTTGGCTCCGCAAAGAAAGCCCTTCCTTGGCCAAATCTTCAAGGCAGCCTTCCATGGCCTCCGGTGTCAGCTTCTGAAGATAGACCGCCTTGGTCCGGCGAAGGACATCTTGAATGCGCTGGGTAATGATAACCATCTGTTTCCGGGCGACATGAGGACGCCGGGCGGCAAGGTAGGTGGCGGACAAACCCTGGCAGGCCAAGGCGGCCATCTTTCTGACCGGCAGGCCATTCTTCTCGGCCAGCACATCGGCCTCCGCCTGATTGAGCGCCTGCTGAGCCATCTCCTTGGATAGGCCAGCCTTCCGCCGGACCCAACGCCCGCCACCGGCCGCATACTCGATGTACCAGGCTTTGGTCTGACGCTCAACACGGGTCCCGTCCGCCTTGGTCCAGGCATACTTCGGTTTGAAGATCCGGCCCATACCTTTTCTCCTCCTTCCCCCATACACTCAGGCCCCTGAGACGGGAGAAGGCAAGGGCATTTCCGCGCACTCCGCCTTTTTTCCTTCTGCTTTTTTCCATGCAAGGAAACTTGCTGCCGGAGGACACCCTTGGGCCAGCCAAGCGGAAATGTCATCCGGAATAAATCTTGGGGAGGCCCCCAGGCGGAAATGCGGGATGCTGCCGGGCAAAGACGGCGGCACACTTAGGGCCCGGTACACCCAACGTGGCGATCGGCCGAGAAACTTAGCACAGGCTTTGACGTCCCAAAGCGTGGGGAAAGGAGGGGTTTCTTGTGTCGCCGACATCACACCATTCATCTCACCACCTCCCCAACGGGCAATGATTGTCCCGGCCGATCCACTTCACGTTCAGGAAACAGCCGCAGCCGTCCTTGACCGGGTCGCGGGCGGGGATAGGGTCCGTATCAACAGGCGATGGCCCACCGGTAAATCGGAACGGTATCATAAAGGAAATCATAAATGACCGGCACAATATTTTTCGTCGGCCACCTTGGCCGGGCCTTGCGCGTTCTCTTCACCGTCCATCAGTCTTCCTCCTGTTCGATACGGAGGATCACATCCAAGGATACGGTGGAGATCTTTCTGGTCCGGCCCCGGAGACCATCCCGCATCGCCCACCGGATCCGCCGCCTGGCATAACCCCCAAACGTGGTCCCGCCGCCGTTCCGCCACTTTTTTTGGGCCTGAACCAATCCCAATAAGGCATCCGAAATGATCTCTTCCTTTTCATGAGGAGAAGTGATCCCACGCTCCTTGGACATCCGTTGCGCCAGGCGTAGGGCCAAGGGGATATGTTGTTCAACCAAAGTTTCGCCAGCCATACTTTTCCTCCTAATAATAGATAAGCAAGAATCTTGAAAAAATCGCCGCGCCGGACATTTTGTTACACTAATGAACCTGCCCCGGGGAAATTTTTATGGTCGCCTGGTTTGGCTGGACTCTTGGACTTCTGGACTCTTGGACTTCTGGGCTTTTTGGCGGAAAGGGAACCCAGATGCCAAAATGCCCAGAGGTCCAGATGTCACTCATTAGACGCCTCCGTGGTCGTAATCCGGCGCCCGCAATGGCGGCACTCACGCCGCCGGACGACCGTCTTGTCAGCACGCGGCCTGGAATATACCACCCCTAAATGGCGGCAACCACACCTGGGACACTCCAGACCCCGCTTGGCCCCCGCCTCCTTGCTAACATTCTCTTCGCTCATCTCCCCCTCCTTCCTTGAAGTTCCGACAGCTTGATCCTCCCCCGCGCTTTCCCCTCGTGACTCCCCGTCGCGGGCAAAGCCGCACCCAACACCGAACCGGCCACCGCACAACCCACCAAACCATCCAACCAATGGTTGTCCTGACCCTCGGGTTTCAACTTCCATTCGTCCACCACCCGCCCTCGCCCGGCGGTCTTCACCCGGTATTCGGCCGTCAAGTGCTCGGCCAACAACCGGTGCGCCTCCGGATCACGGCCGAAAAGGGATAGGCTTCCCTTGTCACCCAAATGAACTGCCAACCTGGCATGGATGAAGGACTTCCAGTAGTTCGAGTCAAACAGGACGTGCCGGATCGCCCGCTTGCCCTGGATGTTCGGGATCCGCCAGTTCAAACCCACCCGGTCCCCAGGCCGCCTGCCATACTCCGAAAACGGCCTGCTCCCCGCACCTACGAACCGCCCATGGCTCGGCAGAAGGATGGCCGCGAAGGCGCTCTGGCGGCAGAACTGGTAGATCACATCCGTGGAACTTCCCCAGTTGGCATCAATAAGACATAAGCCAATCCGCATCATCGCCCCGTCGTCCCGGACCCACTCCCGGCCCAAATATTGGCCGGTTAGGGCCTCTAACCCCGCATAGATCGCCCCCTCGATCCCCGAACCCTTGGCTACAGATTGGAGGGTCACTTCGGCATCGCGGAGGGTGAAATACCGGCGTTTGGGATCGGGGTAGGCGCCGTAGTCAATGACGAAGCCGGTAAAATCGTCATGCCAGCCGGCCACCATCCAGAACAATAGTTTCGCCTGGACGTCAATGAACATCGTCACATGGGATACTCCCACGGGCACCTCGCCACGCCGGTGGCCGTTGACTTTCGAGGCGATCTGGTCCACCGTCAGTATCCCTTCGTCCTCCATCCCCTTCTCGGGCAACGGTTCGTTCTGGTACTCGGCATAAAAGGCCGCCTCGTCCTGAAGCTTCAGATTCATGGCATGCTGGACCGCCGAGGCCTCGTCGTGATTGAATCGCTCGCGCCAGGCGATTTCCGCACCCTCGTCCAGCGCCTCACGGTTGGCCAGGTAGTAGGCCGTCGCCTCCCGCATATCGCCGTGGACACGCAGGCTTTCCGCACGGACCTCGGCGTATTTGGCCCACAACTTTTCGTTTGAAGGGAATCTATATACCATCTTCGTCCGCTCGCCGTTCCATTCCGGGTGCTTTTCCCGGTCGAGGATACTGTCGGCCATGTCCCCTGGCCGGATAACCGTACAGGGCATGATCCCCGAGATCTTCTTCCCCGGTCCGGCAAGCCCCAGGACCGCCCCGGCCAGGATCCGCTCACGGGTGGCGCATTGGGATAGCGAGCGGGCCGATTCATCCGTCTGGGGATCGTCGAGGACCACCAGGGAGGGCCGGACGGTCTTGCCATCGGCCCGCTTGAATTTCATGCCCCGGATCCTCCCCGTGATCCCGGCCACCTTGATGATGGCCCCGGAAGCACGGCTACCTATAACGGTGGGCAAGACCACCTCGCTGGCCGTCCAGGTGATATGCGTCCTCTGTCCCTTGTAGAGCTGCCCCGCGCAACGGTTGGCGATCCCCTCAAGCTGCCGGATGGGCCAGCAGACCTCGGGGAAGTCCGCTTCCAGGGGTGGGTTACCATCAAGTTCGGTCTTTATGCTTTCGATCATCTCCTGCGCGTGGGCCTCAGAGGCGCCGATCAAACAGACAAAATCACGGTGGCCATAGAGGACCGCCCAGAGGCAAGCCGTCTCCGTCGTCACGCTCTTTCCCGTTGACCTGGGCATGGCCAGCGCGAAAAGCCCACCATGCAAAACCGCACGTTCAATTTTGGCGATAACCTTCAGATGATCGGGTGACCACGGCAGGTGGAAGGTCAGGGGAAAGTATGCCTCGCAGAAGAAACGGAAATCCCCCTCCGCCTTGGCCTTGCGCTCCGGGTTGGCCACCGCGGGCAACTCGCCGATATCCCGCCCGGCCTCGGCCTTCAGGCGGTTACGTAACGCGGCTTTTTCCTTCATGATTTCGTAGGCCGCCGCCGGGTCCACGGTCTTTTCCGGTTGGCTAGCCCGCTCCAACAGCCAGGCCGCATACCGGAATAGATCCACCCGCCGGCCATCCCCAATCCGAAACCCCGCCTGCATCCGGTGCCGGTATATTTGCCGCTCGTCAATGACGGTGCCAAGCGGCGTGCTGTTGAGCAACCTTGCCAATTCCGAAGGTTTCAGGCTTCTTGGGTCAATCGCCACGGGCCACCTCCCTGGCCAGCCAGGCCGTAAACTGGATCAGGTTGACCGTGCCATCTGGGTTGAGCGGCGCCCCGGCCGCGATTTGGCGTTGGATCATCTCGGCCGTGACCGGCCGGCCGCCGGCGCGGCTCAAGACCGCCGCCAGTTCGTCCACCCGTAAGGCCGTCAAGCTAAGCCGGTTGCCTGGCTTGGGTTCATTCTCAGTTTTTTCCATTTCTTCCGTTCTCCTCCTTTTGTGTGGGCCACACTCCCCGTTCAGGGCCAACGTGGGCTAAAATTCAGATGGGCCTGGGTAAAGAGGCCATGGGACCGCCCGCCGGCCATAGCTTCGAAAGCAAGCGTTTGGACACGACATGCCCCCGGATTTGGTTCCTTTGGACATCCAAAAAAGCGGGAAAAAACATGTTTTCTCCAAAACGGACTTGATGTTTAGGGTATTTCATGGCTGTCATGTGGGTGGGTTGGGATGGGGAGGCGGGGACGAAAGGAGAAACGGGATGAAGAACGGGATGAAGAACGGGAAAGCCAAGCAGGACATCGGACAGGACATGGCCATTACCAAGGTAAAGGGCCGGGACGGGGTGCCCGGTACCTGGATCAACGGAACGCTCAATGACCACAAGTTCCAGGCCCTGGTCTTCGCCAACCACGCCGATCATCCGGATTACGAGTTGGGGGCCAGCCGGATCTCCAAGCTCTGGATCCAACGGATGGGAGACCAAAAGGTGGTCTTCCTTGGGGAACGCGGGGAGGTCATTCCCGCCCAAGATGATACCGCCAAGGCCATTGTCGGGTTCCTCTGCGAAGGACTGGCCGAGACCGTGTACCCGGAATAGGGAGGGTTTAGTCAACCATGGTTTTCCCAATACAATTTTCTGGTTTTCTTTGAAAATTTCTTGAGGTTTCTCGCATCTCATGGCTGTCATGTTGGTGTGTGGGGTTTGGGAGGCGCCCGGGGGAACGAAAGGAGAAACGAGATGGGAAAGACGGCGAATGACCGATACATTAGCAACCAAATCAACCTGGAGTACCTTTTTGACCTCATCCAGTTGGAATTGGAAGCCCATGCAAAAAAAGTTGAGGCTGTAACCATCGGCAGCCCGGCCCATTGGTCCCTGGTCGAAGACCTTGACAAGGTCGTGGCCGATGCCAAGAGGATTCTCAAGACCCTTACGATGTCCAAACTCCGGGTCGATGAGGCCCAAGCGGAAAAGATGGTCGAGGAACACCTCGAAGAAATGAGGAACCGCCCAATTGTTTAGCAAGGTGAAAGAGAACCGGCTCCCGTCGAGCCGGGCCAGGACTAAAGAAAGGAGGACGACATGTCCAAGAAGTCCAAGTCCAAGAAGGAACCCACCCAGGCGGGTGAGGGTTTGAGCGGCCTTCAGGCCGCTGCGAAGGTGCTGGCCGATGCGGGCACGCCGCTTAACGCCAAGGAGATCCTGGAGCGGGTCCGCGCTCAGGGGCTCTGGAAGACCGCCGGCCGCACGCCCCAGGCCACTCTTTACTCTGGGATCATCCGGGAGATCGCCCGCAAGGGCGAGGCGGCCAGGTTCAGGAGGGCCGAGAAGGGAAAGTTTACCACCGCCGTTTAACACACCCCACCTCCCTCACCTGTGACCCCGGCGTGCAGCCGGGGTTTTCTTCGGCCCGGAAGCTGACCGTCTTCCCCAACCGGTGGGCCATCTCGATCTCCGCCTTCACCCCCTTGCTCTCCTGCCAGCCCTCCAGCGTCAGGACCACCACCTCCTGACAGTGGGCCAAGATCGCCCTGTCGTATTTTTCCCAATAACCCCAATCGGTGGGTAACCCAAACTGGCTAAGGCCATGGGAATGGGCGATGGGAGAAAAAACGAACCGACCCTGCGCCATTAGGTCCGCCGCCACCCGGCAAGCCGCCTCATACCGGGACTGGCGGACCTTCGCATCAGGATGGGAGTAGGGCGAGGCTAGGTAGACCAGCCCCTCTCGGCCACCCTTCTCATGGACCATCGCCACCGTCTGGGCATAGCCGGCCAGGTCAACGAGGTTGTCGTTTTTGTGACGGTGCGTCTCCCTGGCCAGTTTGACTCCGATCATGCATAGCCCAACCTGCTCCGCCTTGATTTCCACGCCAAGGATGGCCGACCAGATTTTGGCCGTTCGGCCAAAGTCCTCCGCCGGGTGGCCGTAATCGCCCTGCCTATCCCCGTGGACCAGGCGTTCCGCTTCACGCAGTATGTTCATACGCCCTCCCTTACCGCATCTTTTCCTCACGCGCCTTCATGGGGATCGGTGAGGTCCCCGTCCGTTCTAAAATTCCGGACACCCCCGTGAACCGCTGGAACCGGTCGACGATCACGTCGCAGTAAAGCGGGTCGATCTCCATCAAAAAGGCCTTCCGCCCCGTCTGTTCGGCTCCGATCAGGGTCGAGCCGCTCCCGCCAAAGAGGTCCAGGACGTGCTCGCCGGGCCGCGAGGAATAGGTCATCGCCCGGACGGCCAGTTCGGCAGGCTTTTGTGTGAGGTGTTCCATGGTCTGGGGATTAATTTTCTTGACCTGCCAGACATCGGTTGCATTGTGAATTTCCGGGTTGAAATAGTGGGCAGCCCCCTCGCGCCAGCCGTAAAAACAGTTGTGGGTGACGATGCCGTCGGCGGCATAGTGCTTCAAGTCTGGGACATCCAGGGAATAAACCTTCCCATCGAAGGATGCCTGCTCCACCGATTGGATTGGAGTCCACAGCGCTTTCTCCGTCCGTCCCCTTGTCAGGACC